ATGGCAAAGCGATTTCAGTACCAGTGATTGTGATTGTTTTGTCTTTTGATGATTCAATAAGTAAACCCATGATTTTTTTATTTGTAAAGTTATAAAATTATGCTATTGCAATAGTAGTGATTGTACCAGAGCTTCCTCTAAATTTAAGCGCTCCACCTTCAACGTATAGCTTTCCGCCTCCAGCAAGATTGGCTGTTGGTGCTGTTCCGTTAGGTATATAAATTACTCCTATATCATTTGTGTCTTCAGTAGGAGTTTGAAGCAATAAATTTGATTGTGAAGTAATAGATGCTTTTAATGCAGTTGTTCCGTTTCTATTTAATGAGAATTCGATTGCACATTTTTGGTCACCAGAACCAGTACCTTTTGACCTTGCTCTAATTACAGCGGCATCTCCACCAAATGAAGTTCCTGCAAATGTAGTAGCAAATTTCAAACAAGCTGTTTCATCTGCTACCGTTGCGGCAGCCGTAGCAATTTTGATTGATGTATCTTGCACGGCAGTATATACGTGAAGTTTTGAAGTTGGTGATGTTATTCCAATACCAACACTTATTTGATTTGACTGATTGGAAGTAATAAAGCAATGCTCACCAGTCCAAGGCGATAATTGCCATCCAATAGTTGCACCATTATAACCTCTTAATGTAGGTGATGATGGATTTAAAGAAACATAATAACTCGTGTTATTGCCTAACGTAAAAGCACCATTTCCAGATACGCTAAAGATATTATCATTATCCGCTGAATTCCTTACTCTGAATGCAATGTCAGTTGATAGCGCTCCTGGTGCTTTAATGTCCAGGCGAGCACTATTTGAAGCTACAGCACCCAAATTTAATCGGCCATTGGTATTATCCCAGAATAGGTTAGCGCTTTGCTGTACCACATTGCCAGTACCTTGAAAGAATACTCTGCCAATGGTGCCAGATGTTACCGCAGTTGTGCCTACGGTTATACCTCCGCCTACGGTGATATCTCCGCTTCCGAGTAGTGAAGTACCATTGATTGTCTTAATATTGGTGCCGCTTACAAGAGTAGCCTGTACGGCTACATCTCCACTACCTAAAAGCGAAGTGCTGTTAATTGTTTTGATATTCGTACCGCTAACTAAACTCGCTTGTTTGCTTGAATCTAAATGTTCCAAAGCCAATTTAACTGTGCTTCCTGTTACGCTTGAGTCATTGTCTACTTGAGAAGCGTTTAAGTGTTGGTGCTGCCATTTTGCAGGTGACCCTCCGTAAACCCAAGTGTCGTTAGCAGATGGAGTTCCATTTTGTAAATCAATTCCGTGTATTCTATGTACAGTTGGGTCGGGATATGTTCCGCTTAAATCACCCCCAGCAGTTCCGCTTGGTGGTAATGAAGTAGGTATAGTTGGCTTGTTTAGAATTTCAGCAACTCCACTAACTGCGCTCCAATCAGAATTAACTTGAGCCGCAGGAATAGATGGCTTGTTTGTCAAGTCATCATAGTCACCAGTTGTTGCAACAAGTGCAAGATCTGCGGTGTTTGCTTTTAAAGATAGTGCATCAAAGACTGCATTCTCAGAAGGTGCCGTTGTAGTTACTCCATCCTGGATAGTCTGAGTGACTTCTGAAGGTATATTTATATTTACTGCCATACTATATTGATATCAAAGTCTGCTAATGTTACTGCTATTTCTGTTGCTACAAGTTCACCATTCAAATAAACATCATAGGTTGTATCTGGGAGCACATATGTATCTCCTGATTGAATGCTCTGACTGAATGATCCATCACTATTCACCACTGTTGCTTCAGGGCAGTTACCAGATGGCGGTGGTGTGCCATTCTCAAAGTCATAGTCATCCATTGGTAGATCACACCAATTGCCATCATCAAAGATATTGAGAGATACATTCATACTCCAGCCTGCTGTCATATCTTGACTGCGCTGAATGAATGGATCAGTGCTCATTGTAAAGTTGATGTCAGAGAATTCACTCCACCTGTATTGCTGCATTGTCACCTTGATGTCATTGCATATGCTCAAGCAGTCAGAATGAATCTCATTGATCTGACGGTATTCCTGTAAATTGTATTTGTCGGCAATGGTGATGATGACATTGACCTGTACAAAGCCATCTCCTAGGTTGCCTGGCTGAAGTGTTGCCACCATCAATGGATACAGTGCAGCATCACGGCTGACAGCATCTAGATAGTCACCTTGAAAGTATTCCCTGATTTGTCTGTGTGCTGTTGCTATCTCGCTGAGCTCTCGCATCAGCTGATTGAGTGTTCTGTCCATTTCTCTCTAGGTATTTTTTGAGCTTGTCAACGGCCTTTTTGCTGGCCTTAAATTCTTTCTTTACACTATCCATCCACTAGGTGTATATCCTGTTCTATCTTTAGTCACTGATTCAGCACAATTATCATCACATCCGGTGATGTACTCTGGATACAGTTGGCCATTGTCATCTACCAAGAATCCAATCAAGCGCTCCTTGTAGAAATAGGCATCCTTGCGAAGGAGATCTCTCAGTGCTGTAGTCTCAGTGTCTGTGTTTGCATTCTGATATTCATCATTTGAACGGCCCACTGCTTTGTTGGTCAGCTTCTCATTCAATAGCACTGCAGATCTGTAGTCAACAAATGCTACCAAACATGGCAGAATGTAGTTATTCATCAGGTTTAGATAGTCAGCATCCCAGTCATTGTCTTCAATGCGCTGCAATAGGGCTTTATACAAGCATGTTCCTATAGCAGGTTGAATGTGCATGTCCTGAGTGCGCTTAATGGCCACACCTAGAATCTTTGTATCTGTATTATTGTGGATCAATCCAAGCTTCTTGAGATTGTCCACTGTGATCATCATATTCATCATCTCTTGATTACTAGTTGCTGTACCCAAATATGTCTGCAGAATGGTGTGGTGACTTGAGTATCTGGATTTGTGTACCATCCACCTCTATATGTCCACACATTGCGCTCTACTCTTGCAGTGATGTTGTTGATATCTTCTCTTGTATAGAGTCTGTTCAGTTCAATAAGCTTTGCACAAAATTCACGGCTGCCACTTTTAGCATCAGGTACATTCGGGCGCTTCTTGTATGAATAAACTACTTCAAATTGTGCCACTGGTGCCTTAGCTTGGTCCACAATGTTCTGACCTAAGTCAGTGATTTGTCCCTGGCTAATTACTTCTAATGCTGTGAGCTTTGCAATTGACTCAGCTACCTGCTGAATAGTTGATTCTGTTGCCTTAGCAATGGCAGTTGAATCTTCTCCTTTGCTGATCATGTCGGCCACATTCTTGTCGTATTCATTCATCTGAATGAGCAGCTCCCCAACAGTGGCAAACATCATGTCATGTGCTGCAAACACCTCATCATTAGGTGTATCCCATTCAATGATTTGTTCCTTGATCACATAATACTCTGATGCGTTACGGCCATACTCACTGAAGATATCTAGCTCATCCTTGCTGAATGCATGATTTGTTCCACAGCTAGACATTGCCACAGTTGGCAGACCTACTATTTTGCGTGCTTGTCCTTCATCTATGCCAGGGAAAGAAGCTAAAACTATCTGCAATGCTGAGTCAGCTGTCAGTGTTCCTGCCTTGATTTGTGCTACCACCTCAATAAGTGATGCTATCTGTGCTCCATTCAATGCGCTTTTAGCTACATCTACGGGCACATCTACTGCTGTTGGTGTAGTTGGTCCATCTTTAGGTGCAACAAGCGGTGCAACAGCCTTAGCAACGGATGCAATTGGTGCCACATCTTTAAGCTTTAATACTGCCATAGCTCCACTCAATGATGCCATGTAGTTAATCATCCATTCAATTTGGCGCTGTCTAGCATTTACATAGGTCATCTTGAATATCTCAAAGAGATCTGCAGACTCAGCTGCATTGAATGATCCATCCTTGATGATACCAAACAATGAAGGAGATGTCACTGAATGTGATACCAAGATATTCTGCTGCACTGATTTCTCAGTCATCAAATATCGGTCACTCAGGTCATTGCCATTCAATGAAAGGACAGTTGGCGCTGTATCTGTAGAATCACTGAATGTGATGATGATTTCTCCAGCATCCTCAACAGATTGTGTACGGCCCTTGATTTGTTCCTTGATATTTCTTTCTTCTTCAGCTGTCTCAGGAAAGCCACTAGCCAAGTTGATCAGTGTGCCTGCCTTAAATCCATTCTGAATCTCATACATGTGAAATTTAGAGATATCCACATCAGTCTGAATGGCTGTGATTCCACCATAGTAAGGCGGTTTAGGATACACACCCTTCTCACCTTTGGATCTCTTAGCTGGCTCCTTGTAATATAAAATGAAAGAACCTGTTTTGTTGGTATCATTTAGTGCAGGATAGCTTCTGAAGTTGGTCCCCTCAGCAGTCTGCTCTCTAGCATTCCAATCATCACTGACAAAGTATGTGCGCTCATCTTCGCTAGATCTCACAGCATCAATGTCAATAAACTCCCATCTCACTACTCTGGTACCTTCTCTATTCCATGTACCAATGGCAGCCATTCCACCAAAGACTTCAAAGTCAAAGGTCATTCGCTGCACAATCTCATTCATGTCATAGTCACTGTATGGATTTTCTAGAAATAAAGTAGCATCACCAGATGTCACTTCAAGTCCTGATCCTGCAATGTAGAAAGTCTTTGATTTTATTATTCCTTGGTGCCAAGCAGAACCATTAAGGAGATCAATCAAGAAAAAAGGATAGTCATTTCTGGCTCCCCATTTCATTACTCCAGTCTTCTTGTCCTTCATCTCCAAAGGCTTCTGATATTCCTTAGAGAATGAAAGTGTGAACATCTTGTCACTCATATATATTGTGTGTTATTTCAGTGTCATATTCATTGTTTGCTGCAGTATCTTCTAATACCTTGGCAAGTCCTTCTTCACAAAGCGCATGTGCCTGCAATGGATCTAGATTTGAGTCACTCTCTTGCTCCCAGATGCGATATGTATAGTCACCTCCGTATGGGAATGTCAAATCT